GGGTGATGATTGAGGCAAACTCCGTGATGCCGCGCATTTGACCAATGCGGTCACGCAGTGCGACATGGATAACCTTTTCTGCCGGGATGCGCTTCAGGCTGTAGGCGCCGAGCATACTTGGCACTGTGCCCTCTAGCGGGTTGCCTTTGTAGCTGTAGTAAGCAGTGGGCCGGCCCCAGGCGTTGCGCTCTATGCCTTGGCGAATGTAGTCGCCCTGGTCGTAGGTCATAGGCACCAGGTCGGCCTCGAACAGCTCCAGGCTGTAGGGCACTGCACTGGCGTGTGCCAGGCCGGGGATGGTGCCAATCAATTCTTGGGCAAAGACTTCGCCGTCGCGCAGCCAGGTGCGGCATACCATGCGCTGCATGGCCGCGTCGGTGTGCAAACCTGTTACCTCGGGCGCGGCGCGCCACTCACGGTGCGCTGCGCGCAATGCGGCGGCATACTCTTCGTGGATGCTGCCATCAAGCCGGCGCGGTTGCGGTTCGATGCCAATGCCGCTGGGGCCGACAATATTGTTGGTCATGGTGCGCAGGATGCCGCGCGCAATGTCGTTGTTGCGCTCCATATGCCGCGCTTGCGCCATCAGGGCGGCGGCGCCTTGCAGCACAATGTGGTTGGGTGACAGGCGGTCGGCGTAGAACTTGCGCGAGCGGCTTGGGCTGCTGGCCTCGTGGGCGCGGGCGCTGATTTTGTCAAGCACCTGGCGGGCTCCAAAGCGCTGCAAGCCTGCCTGCGGGCTGAAGAAGCCGACCATTCGGTCGATGATGTTGGTTTGCAGTTTCATGCCTGACCTTTAGTTGAAGCGGGCGCTGGTAAAGGTGAGCCCGCCAAAGGTGGGTTGCCCGGCGGCTGCGGCGGTAAGCCGGTCGACCGTACGCTGCCAGGTGGCAACGCCTTTTTGTACCAGTGCGAGTTCGGTCTGGCGCTCAAAGCGGTCGATGCCCGCGCCGCCCAAGCGCACCTCTTGCGCCTCCAGGATGCGGGATTCGGCGGCTTGGTATTCAGCCAGTTTGGCTTGGGCTTCGGTTAAGGTGGTCATGAGGGCTGACCATACGCGCGCGACTGTCTAGTTTTTAAGCAAAAAGACTGGATTATTGCGGCTTACTTGCCGACGATCTGATACAGCCTGCTGCGGCTGATGCTGTGCTTGTGGCAGACCTCTCCGCAGTTGGTGCCATTGAACTCACGCCGAATCTGGGTATCGCGGTTTTCGTTGCGTGGTTCCGCTGGAATATAGATGCGCTGGGTACCGCAACGCTTGCGCCAGCCGCGCACCAGCGCCTCGGCAATCAGGGCGGTGACGCCTTCAAACAAAGCTGGATCGTTTTTGATGATGTCATGCATTTCGCGTTGCAAAAACAAGGCGCTGGATTCTTCTTGAGCGGGGTTGTTGCTGGTGGTCATGCTGGCGGTTCCTTGGGGGTGGGTGGCGATGGTTATAAGCGGCTGCTCCAGCCTTCGGGTGCAAACGGGCTGGGGGCAAATGGGGCGGCGGGGCGGCGCGGTTGAGTGGCGGTGGCCGGGGGTGGTGTTTGGGTGGCAATCGGTTGCACGGTGCTAGGTATGGATTGCCGCGCTTCGCTCACCATGGCGGCGGTGGCAGGCGCAGCCTCATCGACAGCAAGCGCGCGCTCGAACAGATTCGGCTCGACTTGCGCCTCCAACATGCGCCAGCGGCGCTCGTCGTGGCGGTGCAAGTCCAACACGTGGCTCATGAAAATGGCATAAACAGTGCCGTCAAGCGCTTCATTGCGCTGCTTCTTCGGGTTGACCCAGCGGTAGACGTCGCCCGATGCAGTGCGGGCCAGCACGCGCACTTCGGCGGTCAGGCCTTTGTAAAACTCCACCGGCAGACCGTTGCTGAAATGCACATAGCCGGGCCCGGGTTGCGTGACCTTGAGGCGCCCAAAGAACAGATCCTTGGCGGTGTCGGTACCGACCATCCAGAGTTTGACGCCACGTTTGACGATGCGCCCGGCGTGGTTGATGTCTTGGTACGCGCCTTTGCCCTTGATTGGGTCGCCCTGCTTGCTGGAGCCTTTGATGGCGATCAGGCGCATCTGGCTTTTGTTGCTGTAACTGTGCACAAAGCTGTAGGCCTGGTGCGTGAAGTGGCCACCGGTATCGACGCCGGCGCCGGCGATGCTGATCAGCGGGCCGTTTTCATGCTGCAGCGGGGTTTGCAGCTCTTGCCAGAGCTTGTGCCAGTCGCGCTCATCGGCCGGGTTGGCATCAATGATGATGTAACCCACGCACCACATCTCTTCACCGCGACCAAAAGCCCACAAGATGACTTCGAAGCGGTTATCCTGCACGTCAACACCGGCGCAGACTTGCAGGCCACCGGCGGGTACGGTCAGGCAGGCGTAGGCTTCGGCGCGACGTTGCAAAACGTGGGCCTCGGCTTTTTCTACTTCGTCTTCCCAGGTCTCGCCCAGTGTTTCGTTGACAAAAGCCTTGAGCGGGCCGCGCATACCGTTCCTGAATGCGATTTTGGCGTCCAGAAACTCGCGCACGATGGCCGTCCAGGTGACTTGTGGGCTGATTGCGGTCCAGCCATGAAACCCAACGTGGCGCGGTGCCAGGCAGGGCATGCCGTCGCCGGTAGTCCATTGCGTGGTGGGTTTGTCGGGGTGGCTGGCGTCGTGCGTCAGGCGCCAGTTGCCGCATTCACTGACCCAGGCGCCTTTGTCGGCAATGCGCAGGTAGTCGGCTTGCGTGTAGCCCTGCAGGCAGTGCGGGCAGACATGGCGCACGCTGCCGGCGGGGTCTTCAATGTCCCACTTGAAGCCGTGTTTGACGGTTTTACCACCCCAGGCAAGCGGGTGCTCTACATCGCAGTGCGGGCAGGCGCATTGGTAGCTCATGCGCACCGTGGCGGCGGCCATGCGGTTCTCAATGTGGCTCAAGCCCTTGATGCGTGGCGTGGTGCCACAGATCAGCTTGGGAAAGGTGGCGCCTTCGAGCCGTTTGTGCGCCAGCGTCCAGGGGTCGCCGGCTTTTTCAATCTCCCAGTCGAAGCCGTCCAGCTCGTCGAGGATGGCCAGGGCAATGGTAAGCCGCCGGAAGTTGCCGGCCGCCTTGCCGCCCCGGAGTTTGAGCACGCTGCCCAGAAACTTCTTTTGCTGCAAGGTGTTGGCCTTGCTTTTGGCGCTGGCCTGCGGGAACACGTCGCGCATGATGCGCACGTCGCGCAGCATGGGTTCAACTTCAGTCTTGCAAAAGTCGTCGCTGTCGTCGTCGGTCGGTTGCCAAACGGCTTGATTGCGCCGGCGGTGCTGGCCGGTGTAGCCCATCATGGCCAGCAGGCATTTGGTATATCCGAGACGTGCGCTTTTCTGAAAATCGAACTCTTCAATGTCGTCGTTCGACATGCAATCCATGATGCCGATCTGGTAGCCGTAAGCGCGCCACTTTTGTGTTTTCTGGCTTGATTCAGCGGACAGATAGAAGTGTTTGGCAGACCACTGACTCAGGCTCAAGGGTTCCGGCACCTTAATGGCTTCCAGCCCGCGCGCCACCGACTCACGCAGGGCTGCGCGCAGCTCTGGCGGTAGGTGGGGCCACAGGGTGGTGAGTGTTGGTGGCATACCGCTCACCGCTCACCCTCGATCATTCGACACACAAAACCAAGCAGTCGGCAAAACAGTTCTGTGGCTACATACACACCAATACAAGTGATGAGCAGACACTCAAACGGGAATACCAAGAGCGCCCGGATTGTTCTCATGCGGCGGCGTCCCCATCATCGTCATCCATCGCCGTCAGGCTGGCCATGCAAGCACCAGCGGCCAGGTTGCAGGCGGTGGCAACTTCGGTTTCGATGATCTTGATGTCGTCAGCCGTGAGCTGCGGGCAGCGCATCTTGAGGGTCACGTGCAGTGGCTCCAGGGTGCCCCTTATCTGGCTTCCGATGTGGGCCAGCACCTGTTCGATGACGGCTACCGGGGCCACTTCTTTGCGGCGTTCTGCCAGTTTTATTTCCAGTAGCTCTTTGCGCACGCGGCTTTCTTCGGCACGATTGGATGCCAGTTCGCCATCGGCGCCACGTCCGGCAGCTTGCTCACGCAGGTTGGCACAGTAGCGCAGCAACCATTGCGTGGCGCTATGTCCGGCTTGCAGCATATCGCGCGCCAGCAATTCACTCACGGCCGGCTGGCTGATTCCTACCAGATCGCCGAATTCTTGCTGGGTGCAGGGAGCGGTGAGAATCATGACGCGCCCTTTGTGGCGGTACCGATGGCAAAGGCGGATGACTCGGCCCAGCGGGCTTCGGCATTGAGGGTAACGGCATCGCTGACTACTTGTTGCATGTCGAGGCGTGGCTTGTAGGAAGCCTTTCGAACGAACTTCAACATTTGCAGCAACTTGCGACCGGGCAAGTGCTTGTAGACGCCAGGGGGTAGCCATCCGCCTCCTTTTGCCATGGTGTTTTTGCCGGGGGTGACGGTGAACATTTCAGACACCGCACCCATGCGAACAGCACGCCTTTGACTGGCTTTTGAAATTCCTTTGACCGCCTTGGCGCTGGTGTTGACTTTGAGTTGGAGCACGTTGACGATCTGCTTGTAGTAGGCACCGGCCAAGTTTCCAAAGCCGTCCAACGGCATGGCTTTACCTGGTACCGTGACCCAGCCTGGGGGCAAGTCGCCAAGGCGGGTCAGCAGGTATTCGGTTTTCTTTTGCGAACGTGCGGCGGCGCCTTGGGCGCCTGGTCGAATATGTTCGTTCTTGGCCTTGCCGCTGGCAGTCTCAGACTCTTTAAAGAACACTCGCGACTCTTGCGTCATCTTGGTCGCCATTTCAGTGGTGACAGCATTCAGAGTGAAGCCGGTTGGGCGGTCAAAGACAACCGGCAACTGGGTAAGAATGGCATCCTTCGCATCCTTGGCTAAGGCGGTGAGGGTGCGAGCCATGGCGAACGGAACTTGGCGCGGAAACTCCACCGACAGAGCTTTCGCTACATCCTCAAAGTCCACTTGAAACTCAAATTTCATCGCAACCCCATGAATTGGGTAGCACCGCCACCCACAATGGTGGCAAATATGCCCACTCTCTCTGCGATGTAAAACCCCTACTGAGCCAAGATTGCAAATAAATTTTGTTTGAATTGCTTCTGTTTTGCTAGCGCCCTGCCCTGATGGCGTACGCCTACCCTGCTACATTGGTCATAACCCCCTTAGCGAGAGCCGGGAAGTAGCGCGCCGTCGCCGCCGAATTCACC